AAAATTTTACCAGTAAATACTACCGCGTTAGGAACATATAGTTCTTGCTTTATTGTATTTGTTGTAGTGTCTGTAACAATAATTGATAAAGAACCGCCAAGTTCTACTATATTATTGTATTTTGGAATTAAAATCATAATTTCTCCTGATCCGTTAGGATATTATTGTTGAAGGTTGGTAGTCACTAAATAATTGAAAATAAAATTCTGAATTATATGGTGACAAGTTTACTCTGCCATTTGTTATGGCGGTTATAGAATCATTTTGATTCTTAATTGGTTCTTTTACAAAACTAGTCTCAACTGCTGTAGCGCTAAGAGTAGTTTCATCAAAAGATTTTGTTAAAGCATTAGTAAGACTATCTAACAATGATGCAATATCATCAGAGAAGATAGATCTAATAATCGCTATTGAATCTGTTATATTATTTATTACATCTTCAGTGATGGTTTTATTAGTAGAATTTGTTATTATATCTAAAGATACATCAATCAAATCATTAAGTGATTTTTGCACTGAGTTTATTAGTGCATCTATTATAGCGCCAGTTTGATCTTCAAGTGGCTTTTCTACAAAACTACTTGATGCGTCTACTATACTAATGGGCTGATCTTCAAGTGGCTTTTCTACAAAACTACTTGATGCGTCTACTATACTAATGGGCTGATCTTCAGGTTGCTTTCCTATAAAATTACTTGATGCATCTATTAGTGTACTACTATCTAATAATGATTTTTCTGTAAAATTTATAATCGATTCTGTCAAAGATAAAAATTCTATTAAGTTTTTAATAACTTCATTTATATTTGAATCAATTATTAAATCCATTAATTCATTTAATGTCTTTATTGTAAAATTATTATATGTTTCAGTTTGATAATCTAAAAAATCATTGAATGGTTTTTGTACAAAACTACTTGATGAATCTAATATACTATTAATTTCATTGATAGTTTTTTGTACAGATTTATTATCAATGTCACCAAGTATACTTCCAGTTTGATCGTCAAATGGCTTTTCTACAAAACTACTTGATGCATCTGCCATACTTCCAGTTTGATCGTCAAATGGCTTTTCTAGAAGTTTACTAATAACTTCAGCATTTAAGATATTTTCTAATACTTTTTTAGCAATAAATTGCGCAGATTGACCAGCATTAGAATAAACTTTATTGCCACTTGAAGTAGATATTATTTCGCCCTGAGCATCTAATGATAGCGTATAAGCATCATAATTAAATCCACCTTCTAATATAGTTTCAGTTTGATCATCAAATGTTTTTAATACTAATTTTGATAGTGCTTCTGCGTATGTTACATTATCGCTAAGTGGCTTTTCTATAAGTTTATTAATTGATTCAAACTCATTTATAACCTCAACAATAAACTTTGTTGAAAATAATGCAGCTTTTCCTTGATTAGAGTATACTATATTTGCGCTATTTGTAGACTGATAATCAATTACTGGTTTTTGATATGTAACATTATCAATAACTACATCTTCAAATACACCATAAAATGATCCAGTGTATGAAGTATAGTTATAACCACTGTCACCTAAATTTGCATTATCACTAAACTCTAAAAGTTTATATAAAGATTTTTGTATAAGTGAAACTTTAAGTTCTTTAAAAATATTATATTCTGCATACATTTTCATTCCAGCTGGATGAATAAGAGTCTTAAGAATATCTGCATATTTTCTAAGTTCTTCTTCTACTTTGATTACATATGAAAATGCTTGATAGTATTTTCCATCATGAATAAACATTTGATCTGAAATAAAACCATTAGCAGTCATGTAATATCCAGGATATTTTGCAACTGCACCTAATGAGACTTCAATAATAGCTAAACTATCATCAATAGCTTTATCAGTTTGATCTGTATAAAATTGCTGAACTATATCACCAACATAACCTGGATCAGCAAAAAATCTATCAGAAGCAAAATCTGGAGTTTCAACTGGAATTGTATCATCATAATAAAAGTATGTTTGCTTACTCGCAAATCCATAGTCAACAAATCCACCACTTCTTTCATTATACGCTGATTCTCCTGGAACATACGTATGATTTAATTGCGCTGGATGCACATATTCATATGCGCCAATATCTTTATTTGACAAATATGAATAGAATTTACTTTTATAATCTAATCCAAAGCTAACTACTTGAATTGCTTTTATTTCACCAAGAGATCCAACCTTTGTAATCTTAATGACACAACCACGCCCAATACTAGTCTTTAATGCATAAAGTTGTCCTGCTGTAAATCCATATCCAGCTTTAAAAATGCTAATTTTACTAGGGCACTGAAGAATTATTCCAGTATAATTAACTCCACTATTATCAGTAAATATTACTTTAGATCCAACTTCAATTTCATTTGCATAATCGCGTTGAATGAATATTTCAAATGTAGTATTTGTATATTCTGTTACGTTTTCTACATAAGTTGTTATTGTTTTTCGTGATGTAATTATTTTTATATATTTGTCATTTAATGGAAATAGAGTAGTAGTATTTCCTGTTACTTGAACAAATATTGAAACATCTTGTTTCCAGCGCCCATCAGAAACTCTAAGAATCTCAGTTGATGGATAAAATAATTCTGCTTCTTTAGAAAAAAGAGTTCTAAATAAAAATTTAAATGATGATTCACTACCACGAGACAAATAGAATTCTTTAAGATGCTTAATTAAAAAGCGCTTATCCTGCGCCATATCTATTGGAAGATTATCGGATAATTCAGATTTAAATTTACCAATAAATTCTTCTAATGTAGTGTCAATATCGCGAACCCCCTCAAGATCTTGAGCTTGAGTTTGTTGTAAGTAATCATAGTAGAGTTTTATGAACTCTACAAATAATGGATAATTTTCTCTAATGTGTTCAGGAATTTGTCTCTGAACAGCAATAGATTGCTTTAACTTACTATTCATTAGTTTCTACTTGAAGTAAATGTGTAATTATTTCCAGAGATAAGTCCAGTTGAAACAGTTTTATCTTGAATGATATTTACTGTTACTCGTTCTGCTGGTATATCTACTATTTGATTTCGCACAGATATAACATCATAAGATTGTGTTTTAATGATAAAATAAAAGTTAGCTTCAAGTAAGTTAGTAATTCTAAGTCCACGTACAGTTATTGTGCCATTTTCATAATCAATAGTTCCAATACTTAGATTTTTAAAAACCTTTGTACCCGTATTAGCAATTACACTATAAAGTCTAATATTTCCAATTCCATCATCATCTAAATAATATACAATGTTAGTATTATCTATGTAAAATCCTGTAGATGTAAATGCTTCTTCTGGAACTTTTTCATTGTAAATTGGATTGACTATATTTAATGTATATGTTGCATACGCGTTATATCTTGGTATCACTTCACTGTATATTTTAAATGTAGTAATGCTACTTAAAATAGATTGATCAGTTGCATCAATAGCTGTCGAAAATTTAGACATTCTAAAAATACCATCAAACTTTTTAAGATTAATATCTCTATATGATGATATAGTATTTTTTATTGCATATATTAATTCATCTGCAGAACGTGTTGTCTTACTACTATTATAATATACTGTTGTATCAATTTCCATATTTAAATAAGAAGGATCAACTATTTCAGGGGTTATTGATACAACATTCTTAGATTTTAAAAGAGTTCCAGTTAGATAGCTTTTTTCTGGAGGCGTTAAATATGGGCCATTAGTTGGTTTAATTGATATGTATACTTTACCATATTGAGGAGGGCTATTATCTTCTCCACCCCAAACATTAATAGAATCTAAATTGGTATATAATCTTTTAATAAGAGATACATAATCTCCAGCAGTAACAGCTCTATTTTGATCAAAGAATGATTGCGATACATTTGACTTTATTTGATCAATTGTTTCTGATTCTTTTCCGCCATATGAATTGCTAACAGTTGAACATGCTACAACACCACCAAGACCACCTCCAGTATATGTAAATACTGAACCACCATTTCCTAAAGTTTTATTACTAATCATATATGTGACTGTAATAATATTTCCAACTAATATTGGTGTGCCTAATCCATTAACACCAAATGATATTTGGTAAGTTTGATCATCTAGCTCTTTAATAAAATAAATTTTACTATTAGCAGTAAGATCTAATACATCAGTTGCAAGCGAATAGTTCACGTAATCTGGCTGTTCACCGGTTTGTTGAACAGTAAGACTTATTGTAGAAACATCTATATTTTTATTTGGTAATATAAATTTTTGTTCAGGTAAAGTACATAGAAATAATTGAGTTTGAGGAGTTCCTTCATATACTTCTACATTTTTAAATGAGTACATATTCCCATTTAATGATGCCGAATAATCTTGAAGTGTGTAGAATGAATATTGTACTGAATTAATTGTAGTTGAAAAACTAGATAATTTAGGAATGTATTTGATTTGTGCAGTTGCATTCTGTTGAGTCAATGTAATATTCAACACAGCAAGTGATGTTTTGCAAGATTGAGGCGTATATCCAAAATTATTAGCAATTGAAACAACGCTACTACGCTTACTTGCAGAATCCAAAAACATTTCATTAACTGCAAGGTTAGTATATAGCGCGTTATAGTGCGTGTTATACGCAAGCAAATCAATTAGTGTAGAAAGAGCACTACCTTCAAAGTCATAGTCACTAAATTGCGACTGACCTCTCATAAAAGTTTTTAAATTTTCACGTATTTGATTGTAATCTAAATCAGATACTTTAATTCTATTATTTGGTGAAGTTGCCATAGTGATTAACGAGTACGTTCTAGTATTAAATTGACTGATAATGGAGTTGATGTATTTCTTATTTTAAAAGAAATAGTTACATATACATCATGATTTTCAGGGCTGTATATTACAGTTACTTTTAGAAGATTTACTCGAGGTTCAAAGTTTTGAATAACATCAGATATCGCTCTTTCAAGCATTGCAGTAAGAAGAGGAGAAACTGGTTCAAATAATAAAGAATTAACTTGTGATCCTATATAGCTTCTAAAGGGTCTTTCAAAATTCTTTGTTAGAATCAAATTGCGTAAAGATTGTTTAATTGCATCTTCATCATAACGTGTCGACACGTCCTTAGTTCTAGGATGCTCTAGAAAATTAAAATCTAAATCTGAAAATGTTCTTGTATTTCTTGCCATATCTTTATTTATTAGATTTTTATGACTAATTGCTAAACACTCGTGGAGATCCTGAAATAATCGTGTTATTTCCATACATATCGCCAATTCTACCTATATTTTTCTTCATTGCAAAAACTCTTAGAGAATAAGTGCTTAATGGCTGTTCATCTGGGCCACAACCAGATATTGCATGTGGTGATGGCAAATCGTCTTTAATAACTACTAATTTTTTTTGACTAAACACTCTATTTTGAGTATGAGCTCCAGTAGCAACAGTCATTGGAGATCCGCATTGATATCCAGTTCCATCTGGAGAGAATACAGAATCAATTCCATCAGATCTAGCAACTGCTGGCATTATATAGTTCCCTTTGCTAAAACAGTTCTAAATTGAGCTATAGCAGTTCTCCATTGCCAAAATATATCTTGCGTAAATACTGATGTCGTAGTATAAGGTAAGTCCTCACCCAATGCGCTAGGTGTAACTAAATACGTAATGCTATGAATGGCAGTTAACATTTTTATTGATGGTGGTTCCCATCTTATAAGTGAAAGATATTTTTCTGTAGTGTCTGCTTTAAGTATCTTTAATGTTTTATCAGGCATAATAAATTGATAGTACGCATCAGTAAAAACATTTGCTGCAGCACCACTAAGTGTAAATGAATTAGTTCCACTTTGCACTACATTTGTTCCATCTAAAGTTGATGTAAAACTAATAAGAGTTGTCGTTACTGTTGATGATGAAGAACCTTGAACTGGCACAGGTGCAAACGTTAAATTTACTGAAAATGGACCACCGCCTTCATACACAGCTTTTATCTTCAATTGTTTATCTGAAGGATCTGCTTCATACACATCTGGAAAACCAGACTCACTAGATTTTGCTATACTAAGAGCCAAGATATGTCAACCCTTGAGAATGTGTCTTGTCATTTAAGAACGTAAGTACTTGCTTTCTTCCAGGTCCATAATTATTATAGGATATATGAATCCAATTAATACGCTGAGGATTCTTATTACCATTAACTCCAGGATCACGATATTCTAGAAGCATCTGATCTAATGGAAGACTTGCTGACAACTTAGTAGCCCAATCATAGTTTACTTTATAGCCAAAATTGCCACCAATTGATATATCAACTGCACTTCCAATCAAGTGCTGAGAAGTAGATGATCCACCTGCAGGCACAAAATTTCTATATGAAGATGTAATAGTCCAAGCTTTTCCAACTTTTCCAATCTGCTCATTAATAGGACCAAGTATGTTTATGCATAGTGCTTTCATATTACATACAATTTCTTGTGTGCTATATGCTTTACCACCATATGTTCCAGCAGTAATAGGATTTCCATGACTTACTTCACCAACAGTCCATTTATACCCTGTTCCATCTACATGTAACACATAAGATTCTGGGAATGAATTCATTCCATAAATTACATCACAATTAGCTTTAGTTGATTTTGCGTCATTTGCTGGAGCCGGAGTCGATTCAATAGTAGTTGCCTTATCACTAGTAGTTGCAGTTGCTCTATCTGAGTGATATTGTGATGCACCTGGTTGTGCATTCTCTTCTGGTGTTTCGTAACCCAATTCTTGTTCTAAATTTCTAGGAGGCGGGATTAATTGTTTGAAAGTTTGAGTGTTCTTTTCGCCTGCAGCAATAGGATCTCCAAGACCAGATCCATCAGCTGCTGCAGCACTAGCAGCACCTTCTGCAAAGTGCACAGTAGATCCTTCAATATTAGCTTGACCTGATGCGTTAACTTCAAAGTTTGCACCAGAAGTTAAATTAGTAGCACTACTAGATGTAGAATTAAATGATCCTCCAGAAGATATCTTAGTATCACTAGATGCAGTAACGTTAAAGTCAGAATCAGAATCAATTTTAATATTGGCTGCTTTAATGTCTAAGTCACCACCAACATTTAATTTCATGTCAGATGCAACGTTTAAGTCTAGATTTCCAGCCATATTGATCTTAGTATCACCAGTTACATCAATGTAAGCATCTGCTTGTACTAGAATTCTTACGTTACCATTTACAGTTAGGTTACAATCACCACCAACATATACGTAACCATTACGCTCCATAATATAATAACCATCACCTACAATACGATTAATCTGAGATCCATTTGGATCTATTTCAGTGTATGTACCTTTGCGATGATAGATGTGAACTCTTTCGTTTTCTGGAGTATCATCAAATTCCATGATATGTCCAGATTCGCTTTCCATTACTTTATTGTAAGGATATTTTGCATTATATGGAATGTCTGGTTGTTCCCATTTGAATCCATC